CTAGTGTGTCATCTGAGCCAGACACACTGGACAAGTCTGTGTCTAGTACTCCTGATTTTAGGTCAGCAACATCTATATTGCTGATACTGTTTCCTGTTCCTTCAACATCAAATGTCTTGTTAGTAAGTGTATCTGTTGAACTTGCTGTGAAAGTGATATCGCTTGTCAAAGCCAAAGTGCCTGCTGAACTTGGCAAAGTCACAGTGACATCAGCGGTGCTTGAAGGTCCTTGTACCGTGACACCATTTGTGCCGTTGTCAGTGCCTTCTAAAAATTTTATCTGTCCACCTGCACTGTTGCTGGCGGCTCCAATCACTAAACTGTGTCCGGTAGCAGTTGTTGTGGTTGCGGCCACTGTTGTGATTCTATCAGTGCCGTCTACTTCAATTGTTATGTTACCTGTGCCACTGTCTGCAACAGTTACATTACTGTCACCTTGTGAAATACTGGTTGTTGAAACATTTCCTACTTCATTGTCTACATATGCTTTGATTGATTGTTGAGTTGCAAGTGCTGTGGCACTATCACTGGCCATTGCATCTTCATCTAGAATAGTTGTTATTGTGGCACCGCTGGTACCCACTTTTAAATTTTCTAATACAACAGTGCCCGAACCACTGGCATTAATTTTAAGATCATCATTAGATCTATTGGTTGTCAGTGTGTTGTCTATGATACTGAGGTCATTTAAAATAATGTTTCCTGTACCTGCTGTGGTTATTGTGAAATCTGCGTTTGAAGGTGCTGTAAGTGTTGAACCAATTGAACCTATGTCACCCAAGTCTTCTAGTGTGCCAAATTCAAGAGCGTTTCCTGCCGCATTTACTCGTAGAACCTGTAATGAACTGCCTAATGAACTGAGTCCTGTACCACCGTGTGTAACGCCAACGGTTTCTCCGGATTGAAATTCGGCCATTCCTGTGGCCACATTGTCGTTATTAAAGACGACTCGTACGGGTGTTTTATCTGCCATAGTTTAGTTCTGTGCCCAGCCTTCGTAAAATCGCTGGATGCATTTCCTTTTAACTTTACGTATTTAACTAAAATTGAAAAAGTGTTATACCTGCCGCATTGGCTGAAAGTGCTGAACCATCACTTAAAGTAAAGGTCTGTCCTGCGTCTGTGTAAACAGGTACATCTTCAACAGTGGCATTGAACTCCAAATTCAACGGTGCAGTAGTGGCTAGTAGTTGTGCGTCTGTGAGAGTAGTACTTCCATCACTTATATATACAGGCACGTTTTGTATGGGTCGTGCCTGAGTGCCGGCAGTGGCACCTAGCAATGCTATTGGATTGGCAGACACTTTACTTCCGGTTGGTAATACAGCACCTTCTGCCGCTATGGTCACTGAACCTGTTCCATCCGAACTAATAGTTGCTCCACCAAGATCAATGGTGTTTGCCGCAACAAACAAAGTTTGCCATCTTCGTGTGCTTGAACCTAAAGTGAACACTCCATCTTGAGTAGGTATCAAGTTTCCTGCAATTTGTACGCCTGCTGTGGAATCTTCTGTTTGAATTGTGGTGCCTGAGAACCTAATGCCTTCAACAACAACATTACCGTTGCTAGAAGTCAATGTTAGATCAGCATTGCTTGGAGTGCTGATAGTTGATCCACTGATTGTAAGGTCTCCTGTACCACCGCCCCCTCCTGCATTAGCATCTACATATGCTTTTATTGATTGTTGTGTAGCCAAAGCAGTGGCTGAATCTGAACTCATGTCATCTTCATCCAGTATTGTTGTTACTGTTGAACCTGAACCTATTTTGAATGAATCGTTTACAACAACAGCACCTGCGCCTGAAGTCTGTAAAGTTAGATCAGCACTTGTGGGTGCGGTTAATGTTGAACCCGTGGCTGAAAGATCTCCCAAACTGCTGGAACTGCCTCCACCACCTGTGCTTATTGCAACACCACCTGGAGTAACACCGTCACCAAGTGCTAAACTACCCGAATCAACATCAACCACTAGATAACCGTCTTCTATAACAGTTGTGGCCAAGTTGTAGTCTTTGTATGAACCAACTAGTTTTCTAAATGCCATGTACGCTCCTTAAATTTGGCCAGATAACTTTTTTAATGTTTGAATAAATTCACTCTCGTTTTGTGGCTGTTTGTTTTTCATAGACGCAGGTAATCCTGGTTTGTCACCGCTTGTGGTTTCTGGTGCCTGTACAAGTGGCTCTTCTTCCTTAACTTCTGGTCCTTTGTCTTCTTGATCTTTTGTAACGTTTGCAATTGTTTCTGAATCTTTGCCCAGTTCTGCTTTTCTCATCTCAATTTCTTGTTGTAATGGATACACTGCTGGAGCATCGTTGGGATCATCAGACGCTACCTTGCCTGGATTTTCTTCTGGTCCGGTGCTTTGTGAATTTTGTACGTCTGTGTCTGTTGTTACTGAGGCACCTTTGGCACCTATCAGTTTTTGTAAAAGTGCTTCATCGTCTTTGTCAGGTGATGCTTTGATGTTTATTTCGATATCTTTGAATCTCATTTGTTATTATGACGTAGCAACGGCTGAATCATCAACCACATAACTCCATCTGTTATTTGTTGTTTCGTAGTAAACTAATTTGTTTTTTGTTGCACCAGCACCGTCTGTGGTCAGAAATGCCACCATACCGTTGGCTGGATTTGCCGGTAAACTTGCAAAAGCCACTGGCGTGAAATAAAGTCCGTTTTTAAGTGTAACAACATCATTACCCGGATCTATTGTGTATGCACCTGAAGTTCTTACTATTTTTGTCATTTGTAATATTTATAAGAAAAATGGGGGAAGTAAAAACTCCCCCCATTAAAGCACGTTTAATTGAATGATTACTCTGCAGTACCGTCGGCGCTAAATTTTCTAACGTCGATGTTACCTTTGTCAGTAACTTTACCTTGGTCATCTGCTTCTGTTGTAACTAATGAGTAAGGTATTGTACCTGTTGCACCTCCTGCTGTCACATAGTGAATAGTGTTGTTGTAAAACTTCTCCACGTAAGCCACAGTTGAGTCGTCTAGTATAACTTGCACGTTGAAAGTGTTGTTCACTGACAAAGTACCGTCTGTTACTAGAGTCATTGTTGTTTCAGAAGAATCGTTTAAGTGTACCTTAAACTGTTTTGATCCTCTTTGTGATACAATGTATGATCCTGTTCCAGCAACGTTTGAATCACCAGTTCTGTAGTTAGATACAGCGATAGTCGCGTCATTGCCTGGGTTAAAGGATGCCATCATTCTAGTTTTTTTTATAGGTCTTCCCATTTGTTTTCTCCTCTTTAGGAGTCCAATCCCAGTTCTCCTGGGTACGCGGTGGTATTCCGCATAAGTCCTATCAATGCTGTGATAGGCACGTTTGAACTAGTAATATTTATTCGAATTTGGTAAAAGTTAAAGTGCGTTGAAAAGGGCGATGCACGTTACATCGCCCTGTAGATTACCTAACCTTTTTTGTAGATAGCATATAGGACATACATTGCTACAAGTCCTACTAGACCATCAGCCGAAAAAGATTTTACAATCCCGGATATGTTCCCGATCACGTTCATGTTTCCTAGGAAAGGTATTGCCTGACCTTTGAAAAGAACTTCAAGAACTATCGCGAGGGCGATCAAACCGACGCCAACTTCAGTCATTGACTTTGCCGCAGATTTGATTTTGTTAAAGATTTCCATAGTTGGATCTCCTCCTTGTTGTGCGATTATTTTTAAATCGCAGAATTATTTAGAACTGTTTGATCAAAGTTTTACTGTCAGTTTTGGTCTGTGTGTCGTATGATGGCGAAAAAAATTCTTTAACTACTTACAGAATTCTTCGTAGAGAAGATAATCATAGCGGTTATAGGATCTGTGCCAAGTTTTAAAATCTTCAGTAAGGTCTGAAAGTTTTTGCACTTGTTGGTAATCTTTATCTGATCTGTTGGAACTTAATCTTGGATCTTTTTCAATTTTTAACATGTCTGCAACTTCGTCCCAACTTTGTTCAAACTTGTCTGAGTCATATACTCGTAAAAATTTTTCTCGTAGAACTTTTCTCACAGTTTCGTAACGTGCTTCCATGCTTACACTGTCGTGTCTACCAATGTATTTTCCGTAGAGCCAAAGCACAATAAAGTTTCCACTCATCATTGACAGATGTTGTGCAAAGTCTTTGGTCAATTCATGACCATATTTGCAGTCATAATTGAAATGACTGACATCTCTGGCCAATGGATCACGTAGCCATGTAATGTGTGTGCCGGGTTGAGAGATGTTTGTGTAGTGTCCACAAACAATAGTAGACTGTCCAACACTACTGCCGTATTTGTATGTGCGTAAGAACGCTTCTTTGATGGGTTTATTAGCGTCAAATTCGGCATCTTCACTTACTCTATAAAACCTCATGCCATCGTACAACGGATACACCACCAAAGTGGAACCTTTGGGCAACTGTCCCACATGTTCTCTGTGAGCCAATCTCAACTGTAAAGATGATCCTGCTGTTTTTGGTATGTGATGAAAACAGTATTCCATAATTTATTATTTTACTTGATACTGAAAAAAAAGTCAAAAAAAAGGGGACAATAAATGCCCCCTTTTTCGAAATAAAAGTAAATCGCTTACTTGAATTTTAAGTTGGTTGAGTTCACGCCTACTAAACCTACGTAGTCAGCCGCGTTACCAAGAGATGATGCAGTGTTTGTTAACTCTACATAACCGTATCTTGTTAAGAAGCCTACTACTGGTTCGAAAGTAGCCGGATCTAGAACAACACCTGAGCTCATTAAAGGAATGTAAGGACAGTAGAACGCTGGAGCGTCTGCTTCACTTGCACCTTTGTAACCTACAAGCACTGATGTGTTATCAGCGGCGTATGCATCAACATATACTCTCATTGCCGCGTTTAATGTACCAACAAATTTTGTGTTAGTTGGTGACTCAAACGTACCTTCAGTTGATCTTGCGAACGCTGAAGTTGTAGCAGATTGAAGAATAGTTAAAGCAGTTGGAGATACTACCGCGTAGTTTCCAGCGCCTCTTCTTGTTCTAGTTGCGATTTGGTTTGCAACTCTGTTGATTAATACTGCTAATGCCGCGTGTTCATCACCCACGAATGTTGCAGTACCTGACACAGCACTTTGGTCAAAAGACTCAGAAGCAGTACCTGCTAATGTTCTTAATGATCCAATGATTTCTTGGTCGATTTCAGCAGTAATCTCTTGAGCTAATGCCGCCATGATTTCTGCTTCTACGTCGATACCTTGTTGTGCTTGTGCATCTTGAGCGGCTTCAAAAGTCCATCTTGCAGATAGTTTTCTTGATTTCGCTTCAACAGGTTGTTTCAAGATTTGGATAGATAATCTCTTACCAGCAGTACCTTCTAAAGATGCTGTTGAAGCCGCTTTAGGAGTTGTGTTGTTGGTGTTACCAGAGTATGCTTTCGCAATCTTGAATGGAGATAATGCTTCTTCACCAGCAGTTGTGTTACCACTTACTGTGTCAGCATATCTGATTCTTAATGTGTGGATTTGTCCTACAGGACCAGACATTGGTTGTACACCTACGATCTCATTCGCGATCACAGTTGGCATAACCCTTCTGATTACTGGAAGAATAACCCTGTTTAACGTAGCAACGTTACCAGCAGATGTAGCACCTGCAGTGGCTTGTTCAGACAAGTATCTTTTTGTGTTTTCTAACACAACGTCCATTGTCTTTTTCTTGTTGCCTGCTAAACCTTCAGTTAATGCGGCTTTTGTTTCGCCCCATTTTGATTCAAATAATTCAGACATTATTTGTTTCCCCTTCAGTTTGTTATATACCCGCTAATTTACGGATACTGTTTATATCAGCATCTCCTCTAGTCTGTCTGACATCCGCTTTGTCGCCTGAAGACTCAGAAATAATTTTCTTAGCCTGTGCAACTGGTTTGTCATCCATAACTGCAGGAAGATACTTGTCATATGCAGATTTTAGTTTTCCTGTTTGAACTGATTCTAACAGTTGAGACATAACATCTGCTTTTTCTTTGCTTAGAGGTCTAAGCAACTCACCCATCGTTTCCTTACGTTCCATCAAATCTTTGGCTCTGGAAATTTCCTGTTCCTTAGATTCAATCACCGCTTTCTTCTCTTCGATGGATTTCTCAGCGTCTTTAAGTTTCAAAGTAGTTTCGTCAACAACTTTCATAAGTTTAGCCGTTTCCGACTTCTCATTCAAGTATGATGCTTGGTACTCTGAAGCAAACGCTTCGAATATTTTCTTACCAAAGTTAATTTCTCTAGCATTACCAATGTCTTCTTTTAGTTGATCAATTTCTTGACCTAATTTTTTGGTTACTGCAGATTCTACAACTTTAGCAGATCTCTTAATGAAAGTTTCTTTTAGTTTTGCCAATTGTGCTTTGGCTTCTTTCACTAGTTTGACTTTTGTTTCTACAACGCCTTTTTTGTCTTCGTGGAATTCTTTAATTTCCTTAGCAAGTGCTCCTACTACAAACTCTTCTAATTTTTTAAAGTTTTCATGAACACCTTTTCTGTCAGCGTGTAACTCTTTTAACTCGTTAGTTAATTTGCTTAATACAAATTCTTCTAACTTGCCTGAGTGTTTGCCTACGTTTTCTTTGTAAGCAATTTTTTCTTGTGCAAGTGACTTTCTGTCCTCTACAAATTTGCTAATCTCTTCAGATAACTTTTCAGTCATCATTTTATCGATTGCTTCGACCATGTTGTTTTTGTCATGCTCGTATCTTTTAGCAAATTCTTCTCTTAGTTCAGCAGTTACTTGATCTCTGTTTTCCTTAACTTTTGAGTTCCATGCTTCTTCGATTGAAACTTTTGTTTCTTCTCCAATAACACCTGACTCAACTAGTTTTGATATTGCGTCGATCATTATTTTAGTCCTTTTATTACGTTTTTAATAGCATCTTTTAGATACTGTTGTGCTTTTTTGTCATTTCTAACTTCAGCCGCCATGCCCATTGCTCTGTTACCACCTCTTGTGTTCATCAAGTGTTCGTAAATTGGCGTTGGGTAAGCACCTGGTGCCGAAGGTTGAGCCACAACATCAACAGTGATGATTTCAAAGTCTGACACTTGACCACCGCCATATTCGGAAATGTTTCCACTTCCTCTAGACGATACGCCAAGTTTCACACCTGATTCCAACATTGTTCTGACAAGTTGGCCCATTGGAGTAGGCAAAATTTTCATCTTACCGTACCCATTTGGACCGTCCATCCACATTTCAGTAATCATGTGAGACACACGGTCTAAATTTATTTTAAGATCATCGGGGTGATCTACTTCTCCAAGAACTGAATAACCAGAACTGATTTGATCATTGAGTGTTTTTACTGCCGTTTGTATTTCGTTTACAGGATATACTCTTTGATTAGCGTTCTTGATTCCACCTTGAATACAGATACCTTTCATGTACAAATCCTTGCCGTCTTTGCCTTCGTGCAA